ACATATGGGTTGTAACAAGCTTTGGTAAAACCCAAAAAGTGCTTTGCGTTGGAACTACCTAAAACGGTAGCTTCCAACGCCTGTTTGATGACATCTTCCTTGTGCAGACGACTGTCAGATTCGGTTAGTTTATTGATCCAGCTTGCGGTCATATAGTTCTCAACTGTTTAAGTTACTATTATAACTGATTTTTGATTTATTGTCTATGCTTTTTTCTATGAGTTTCACATAGAGTGCGAATCCAGCCAGGCCCTTCAGTTTTGCCAGGACTGCCACATTCTTCACACATTACCCCAGACATAGACTCAGCCATACTAACAAGTCCCTGAATGTAGGAATCGCCGCCAGTGTAGTAGAAACGTAAGGTACCGAACTTTTCCTTAACTTGTTGAAGTACCACTTGTTCTACAGGTGAAGGAACAGGTCGCACTTCCTGTTTAAGAATTTCTTCTCGTTCGCGTTCGACATAACTAGGATTATATGTACTGTATTTGAGATCGAATTCAGTCCAATCGCCATTTTTGCAAGATTCGATCATACGATTTCGCTGGATGATCAAATTTTGCATGTTTGTAACATGATCAAGGTATGATTGAATGTTGCCACATAGCGCCTTTATGATTGGAAACCAGCCATCATCATGCTCGAATCCAAACAACGAGAGTGGACCGTTTGGATCTGGGTTTGGCTTGAAGAGCTTTGGATATTTTTCAAGTAAAGTTTTAGTATTTTCTGGAGACATATCTTATTGAGTTCCGTATTTTAAAATTAATGCGTGGATATTGGTAATATTACGTAATTTGAAGCTTCGCCATTGATTTAAATCGGTATCAAATGCAGTGACTACTCCTGATTCTTGGGAAGATTCAGTAAGTTTCTTTTTTCTAGGCTTTGATGATTCTTTGGGCTTCGATTCTGGAGTGTTTTCTAGAATGTACCGTATGTCTTTTGTACAGTTCATTACTCGTTCAGTGCCATCGACTTTAGTGAAAATTACCTCGACATTGTGTTGAAAAAGAATACGCTCCAGCCACATTTCAAATTTATTCCACTGATCGTTCGACCACGTGGTAACGGTGCCTACTGGAATTTGCTCAGTTACTTCACTCATTTATGCATTGTCCTTATTTCCACTGTTGACCAATTTTTTCAACAAATTGCGATTTCTCACATCTTGTTCTTTTCTCTCCCGAGTCTTATCACTACTGAGTCGCAGCATGTTATCATACTGTCGAGCCCACCTAATTCCAGCGAAAAATGATTCAATCGAATCAGAATCTCCGTACCACAATTCTGTGTCCCTAGTATATAGCGGCAATGCCTCGATATCTTTTGGCATTAGACCGATGCCGTCAATTTCTCGATTGCCATATTTTCCAAACGCAAATCGAAAGCCTAGTTTTGCTGCTTCTTCCTCTAGCCTTTTCAATTTCATGTATGTCTGATACCCAGCCATTTTATGCTCCGTAATGTTGATTTACCAACTTGAATTATAGCACACAGGCAGACCTAAAAAAATCTCTGCTTTTGCATCTTTGCAAAATTTTAAATCATGCTCGTAGTATTCTTCATCACTTGTACTACCAAAGAAAAATCCTACAGTATGTGGAAGTTTTTTACCACGAACTGCTCTCTCCAAGTCATCTATGTCCTGCCAAGTTAATAGAAGTTCGATGCCGTTAAAGACTATTTCAGTACCATCATTATAATGGTTTTGAACTGCCTGATGAATTGGTTTTCCTTTTTGAATCCAAAGACGTTCCATCCACCCATGAAGTGAAGGATGCTTGCGCCAGTATGAAAGTTCACGAGGTTTAACGGGCCTCGAATTTTGATCATCATATTCATAGTAATCTTGCCATTGGCCAGGTTGGCCAACATAAGCGTACATATCTAGACCCATCATGTTACTTTCTATTTTCAGGCGTGCTTACGTGCCACTTACTGAACAGTACTACTTCACCCGTTGGAGTATATGTACCGATTACATGTTTTCGATCAACTGGATCATATGCAAGTCGATGACTGTAGTACTGAGCTGTCGAAGCTGCTTTGGCTTCAGGAGTCAAAATCCATTTGTCTTCGTTGTTTTTTACATATCCATTCATACCGGTGATTTCTTCTTCCATGACAATATTTCCTTTAAGGATGGTTGAGATAAATTTATGATTTATTGAAAATTTTGTGCAAAATGTTCTGTGCTTGGTGAATGTTTTCGCTAACTGCGTCTTCGATACATTCCATAATTAGTAGTTGCTCCAATGTCAAGCTGGCCTGACGATCAGATTGTGACAGTGTGTCCCGCCATTTATTCAAATCAACTGATGTGCTGATTGTCCACATGTGATTCAATAGATACACATGGCGTTCCGTAATACCGCTTAGTTCGATGTTCTTCATTGTGTTCCTGGCTGTTGTGTGGATATTATATCTGAAAAATGATTATCTGTCAAGTAAGTGGTGAGGTTATCTATCCGAAATTGCTGCTAGATATCTATCGATTGTTTCGTACAACTGAATCAGTCCAGCTATTCTTCCATCGTATATTATGATTTGTTTTTTATGGTGAGGTGCCAAATAGTAAGGACATTGCATGCGACGATCTAATAGCAAAACGAAAGAAGGAATATGGCCGTTACCTTCCGTATCGACTTCATATCCTTCAATGTCGGCATCTTCGAATGCATGTTTTCCTTCGTATGTTAATGAAAGGCCTCCGTTTTCACGCTTGTTCGCCCACCAATAGCGCAATGCATGCATGAATCGTTTGTCATCGAAATTTGGTGCAAGAATCGATAATACTTTTTTTGTGATTTGTCTTTTATCTGTGACAAAATCACTCATCTGGGTAAACTCTTGTTCCGTGAGTCAAAAACACAACACTAAACTTGCTAGACTTGAATTGTTTGTTGAGTTTTCGACATAGATTCCTGGCATGCCCTGGATTACTAAAACTTGTTTTCTTGTATTTCGGAACAACACTGCTATCCAAGTAATGTTGATTCTTCAAATTTATCGGTTGATTATCGTAATAAACAGCCCAAATTCCGCTGGCTTCAATCACTTGATCGGATTTATATGTCTTTTTGTCTACTATCTCTAGTAACACTTTTGGCTGTACTCTGCTCACTTGTAATACCCTTTTAAATAGTAGACTTATTTAGTTACTTGTTGCCTCATCCTTAGACAAAAATGGACCTGTGTATTCGTATCGTTGGATAAAGATATACTTTGGACAAAACAGTGTTTGCCATCCGTCTGTTGTATTAACGTTGAACCAACCAGCTACATGATAACATTTACTTTTAGTAGTTTTTGTGTAGACATGAAGTTTCCTCTTTATGTCAAACATATCGTTGTATGTTTTGCCAGTGGTAGGCCATGTGGCATATGGCATACTAACAGAAGATTCGGGTGAAGGACGCTGAAATTCTATTGATACTATTTTTTCAATAGAATTGGTACTGTCGAATTTAGCTTCTCTGTTGCCAATCTTGACACTGTAAATGTTGTTGGCAAACTCAACGTTGCCGACCTTTGATCGACCGTCTGTCACTACCCACAACTGATTTTTTACTATCGGTTTTGCGATTAAACTCATATTGTCCTTTATTGTTCAGTGCTCGTGGACGTTAACGGTTGTAGAGGTCCTACGTAATGATTATTCAGCCACCGAGCATATGTTTCAGCTTGATCACTAATTTTATCTAGTTCGTATTTTGCACAAAATTTGAAGAAATGAATGCCTACATTTTTTGTAATCTCTCGACGCACCTGCTGATGGATGGTTTCGTCAATTTTTGCTTTTACATCAACGGGCTGTTTAGTTAGATCAACCAGAGTGCAATTACGTTCGTAATCGTCCAATACACGATGTTCGATCCCGTTATGATCGACCCAACGTTGCAACATCAGATTGTTCCAGTTAAATCCTTTGTTTTCTCGATCAGCGTATGCTTCGATCAGCCCTACTTTTTTGGACGTACTTTTTGACCTTACACCTGGATAGGCACTGAATACATTGTCTGTTGAGTCGCCGCGCATGCATTTTTCAAACAGTACATATTTAGGATCACCAAGTACCTTCTTTTCCTTTGTTTTCTTATCCACAATTGGCTTGCCCTTCTCATCATGATAACCATCAACTGTGATAAGTTGATTAGTAATACCATTGTACTGCTTAACGTTGCCGCTAATAAGTTGGAGGAAGTCAGTGTCGCTACTGATGATAAAGTGTTGATCATCCGGATGAAGGTGAATGAATCTGGCAATGAGATCATCTGCTTCTGCGTTGGCATCGCGCAACACACTTACGTTAGTTTTTTCGCGTAGAAATGTAGTGAACGCTTCATATGTTTCCCAGAACAATTTGTTCTCTTCTACTTCTTTTTCAGTCAAAGCTTGCTCGTCTACTACTCGATTAGCTTTGTACGGCTTGTAAAACTCCTTGCGCCATGATCGACCCTCCAGGCAAAACACCACGTGATCCGCTCCAAATTTGCGTACCACTTGATTCACAGATGCCAGAGTGATGTGAATGGCCATGCCGATCTTTTCCCATGGATCACTGGTATAGGTAGCAACGTGACGTGCACGAAAGAAGGTATTGGCAGTATCTATGATGGCGTAATTCATGAATTTATGATCGTAAGTGTAATAATATATGGATTATATACGCAAAATTGGTTAGTGTCAACCACAAAGATTAACTAACTTCAGTTCTGCCATTGCCTAGATCACGAGTACTAACACGGCGAATATCGTCGATATCGCGATTGTCAGGATCGGCAACTTGTTGCTCATATACTTCTAACGCGATATTTCTACATACCGTCTGAAACCAACGATCCACTATAACTTGATCAGTATCATCTGGCCGCTGTTTATAACCGGCACGAATAAGATTCAATACGAATTTATCATTCCAGTCTAATTCAAATGAACCAGAATTAATGTTAGATGGATCTACTTCAACCTTTAAAATTGAAATAAATGGCTCACCTTTATTGGTTGCTTCTTCTTTTGCAGTGAGCTTTGCTTCTTTCTTTGCTTCTTTTGGTTTTCTAGGTTGTTTACTCTTTGGAGCTGTTTTTGCTGGTACTTCTGTTTTCTTTCCAGAAAATAGATTCTTAAGTTTATTAAAAATTTTTTACTTTCTCATATAATTTAAAGCTTGCAAGATTCTTAGCTTTTGACTCACACATTGTATCAAAGCTATCACGAAATGTCAATGCCCATTCATTGACCGAATCATTCCAGTAAAAGTTGCTGTGTGCCCGCAACTTTTGTTTGTTTTTTCCGCTAGCAATCAAATCATCGTGATTAGGCAAGATATCTACTGGATGCGACACTAGTACATCTTCACGAGTAACAGAATAGTGGCAAGTAGGACGGATGCCTCGCCATGAATCGATGACTCGTTGTACTCGAATGTCGTTCGATTGTATGTATTCACCTTCTTTAACCCAGTGATGATGAATATCAAGGACAATAGGAATAATATCACTAAGTTCAATACAGTCTGAGAGACCATAACTTATTTCCTCGTTTTCGATGGTAATACAATTTCGTGCTTCGGGGGTAAGTCTTTCGTAGGCACGGCGCATACCTTCTGTACCGGTTCTACCCGCAATGTGGACGTTGATTTTAAGGTCCTGAAACTGTTTGCCGTAACCCATCCAGCGTGCCATATCCGCATGATATTCAAACTCCTGTATACTATTATTTACTATATCTGGATTATCACTCGCCATGCAGCAAAACTGGCCTGGGTGAAATGACAGACGCACATCATTTTTTCTGGCAGTCTCGCCTAGTGGAGCGAACCAACGAGCAAGACTATCCTGCATGTATCGATCCTGCCAGAAACCTTGCCATGTATTTACTGTGTAAAAATCAAGCATATCGCTACTAATCCTGACCATGCGAAGTTCAGGCGGCAGCTCTGCTACCTTTTTAATTAGTGCATGTGTATTGAGAATGTTTTGTTTAGCAATATCAATTACTTTTTGTTCTGCTACATCTTTACTCTGCCTGCCTGCCCACGCCAAAGTAGTACCACCAGTGTTTAATTCTTTAACACTGACGATTTCGCCTTTTTTATTAATTTCTGCCCACTTACAGGCGAATCCGATACGCTTGACTGAATTGTTGAAAGAATGCATTGTGACACCAGAATGATAAATAGTACTTAGTATAACACATGTTTTTTATGTTGTCAACATCCTAGAGGAAATTTATGAAAATAACAGAATTACGCGAGGGAGTAGAGAAAAAACTTCCAGGAGCATTCAAAGGCGTAAAAATAATGACACCACAACAGTTTGCGCTTGGCGATCAGGACAGTAATGAAGAGGTCGATGAAGCTACAAAACTCCCAGCCCAAACACGTGAGTTAAAGGGACAGGAACTGAAGGATTATCTAGATCGAATTCGTGGCAAGGAAACTGGCGAAGTTGACAAAAAGGGCAAAGCAAAGTATGTATCCGGTAAAACAAAAACGGATAGATATAAACTTCCCTACATTCATCGTTCTAGTGTGATTAAGTACTATGATGCCAGTGGAGATCAATATGACACCGAAGCGATAAAAACGGCTCTAGCACAACGCCCAAAAAGCTTATTAAAGCAAAACGAAAAGATGAAGCATAGTAATGGAGAATTAGAGCAATTCTTCAATATAGGGTTTGCTGCACTGGTTGGAATAGCACTAGATGAAGAAACTAATGAGTTGATTGTAGTAAATACTTGTCCTGGCGCTGGTGCATGTAAGGTAGATTGTTTTGCAATGAAGGGTGGCAAAATTCAATTTGAAGGGCCTTGGCTTAGTGACGGCAGAATTCTAACCTACTTGTTGAATGATCCAAGTGCTTTCTTCGATCAACTAGACAGAGAAATCAAAAAAGAAGAAAAACTCGGTGATAAGGGAGGTTATACTGTCACTATTCGTTGGCATGATGCCGGTGATTTCTTTAGTCCAGAGTATACCGATCTTGCCATGAAACTAGCTAGAGCTAATCCAGATGTGATGTTCTACGCATATACTAAAATGGCCGATGTTGCATTGGCCAAGAAGCCAGCCAACTTCATGATCAACTGGAGCGAAGGCGCACATACTTCACAGGAAAAGAAAGTCAAAGCACAAGATCCTAATCTAGAACGAACAAAGAATTCTCGTATTGTTCCTACTAGCTTATTCAGTGATTTGCTAGTCAAAGACGAAAAGGGAAATCTAGTAAAAGGTCCAGATGGTCAGTGGCAAATACAACCTGATAAATTACCGGAACTCAAGCAACGCCTAGCACAACAATATGGCGTTAGTGCAAACAGTGTGCTAGGATATGACGAGTGGGCGGCAAAAACAAATAGTGGTAAGTTAGCAACCCCAGTAAAGTACAATGTTATCATTGCTCCTGGTGAACCCGACATAACTGCAAATACGCCTGGCGTATTGGGCACGTTGTTACTAAGACACTAATGAGAGCAAGTGAATTCATACGTGAATCGTTTAATAGCAAAGTCCCATATACCGTGGACTACGCGAACAACGATTCTTTTCAAACAAGGGCAGAGATCGGCGGTAGAATAGTGATCTTTGGTGGTGCCGCCTATGACCGTGAAAATCCATACGTATGGCAAGTAGCGTTTGAAGAACGAAAGAATAAAGATGGAGGATCTCATTTTGGTAAGACCAATTCCGGTAATGAGATGCAAGTGTTTAGCTTCGTACTAGACTCTATGCGAGAGATGATAGCCAGATATAGACCACTGGAAATACAGTTTACATCAAGCAAGTCTGATGAAAATAGATCAAGCCTGTACGCAAGAATGATAAAGAGATTTCCTATCGAAGGATATACTTTTGCAGGTATTAGGACTATCGGAAGTGATGACGAATTCATCATCAAGCGCAACGACAGTCTGTGATGTCATACCCACAAGAGTATTCTTGTACTAATAACTCTTTACAATTCCGTATTGTTTGTATAGCCAATCGATAAAATTCTCGATTGCCAGGTTAGGCCCAACTGTTTCAACATATGCTTTATATGCAATGCTTACTTTGTTTAAGAAGTCTTTGTCAGTCATAAATTTTTGACCATTTCTTTAATTTTTCTATTTTAGCTGTCTTGGCAGTTTCTAGGTGAACTGTAGATACAATGCCTTTTTCGATAAGGATATCAATCATGGCCAACGTATCACCTAACTCTTCTTCCAAATGTTCAAGATTAGTTTTAGGTTTACCTGGTTTAAAATTATTAATGCCAAATCTGCTGCATTTACTGACTGCTTGGATAACTTCTGCACATTCCTCTTGCAGAATATCCATAATTTCTTTTTCTACAGTATTCATACTTCTAATCCTAGTAATTCAAGTTCCGTGTTGCTCGTTAATTCCAAAATGACGTTTAATTTTATGTATGGCTCGGACACTGCCTCCCTCGCCACTGCCTTCATCTTCAATAATGTCAAGACATTGCATGACAATTAACTCTGCAAATTTCGCTAGACTGAATCCGCGGGTATGTAATCCAGTTTGGCCTGGCACATGAACCATTGCCTCTTCTGCTAAGTTCTCAAATCTCTCATTCATTGTATTGACTTTCCAATTTCGGCAGCAGCCCTGACGATAGCTCGTCGAGTGGCGGCGTAGGGGTCTGGTTCCAAATCATCTTTCAACCTGTTCCAGAACCCAATGGCTTCATTTGGCGGCATTGCGGAAACAGTACCTCCTGTGTTGTGCCATATCTGCATATTTAGCTTCACAGACAGTCGCAGCGCATCGCCGTCGTCGGTGAGCGGGTTCCAGTAATCAAACAATGACTCAGACCACATACCTTCAATCGGGCCATGAAAATCAGCATCTGTAATGCCCGCCGCCTTCGCAGCCAGTTCCAATAGTTCTCTGACGGTCACACAG